TGGTGTCGAAATTCGTCAATTCGCAGGCCGCCGCGCTGGCGGCGCTGGTGCCGGTGGCGCTGGCGATCGGCGTCAACCCGGCCTATATCGTCGCTTCGGCGCCGGCCTGCTACGGTTATTATATTTTACCGACCTACCCCAGCGATTTGGCGGCAATTCAGTTCGACCGCTCCGGCACCACCCGCATCGGCCGCTTCGTGATCAATCACAGCTTCATTCTACCGGGCCTGATCGGCGTCAGCGTCTCCTGCGTCTTCGGCTGGATCCTCGCCGCGGCGTTCGGTTTCTTATGATCTGTAGTGTGGAGCCCTGCGGGGCTCCCTGCAGGCAGGGTGGCGGCATGACAAGAAAGGAAATAAATGCAGGCGTAATGCGAATTTCAGACACAAAAAAACCGCCTCTCGGCGGTCTACGACATTACTACTTATTGCTTTGATTATTCGGTATTTTTATTCCCTGGTACCCGGGGCGGGACTTGAACCCGCACAGCCATAAGCCGAGGGATTTTAAATTCAGCGTTAACATCTTTAAAAACAACAGCTTGTTTAAAAATTCGGAACATGGATTAATAACTGCACACTTAGAAATCATCTAGTTAGAGCAAGACTAATACCCATCTTCCGAACAAATATATGCATAACCGGCCGGGTACTAAGTTACCTTTAATCCCTTATTGGATATGCAAATAAAACTGCAAGCTACCTCCCGCAGGATTAATCGGCGAAGTTCTTCAAAGGCTCACGCAGTGGCCGATCATCAAATAACCGGCAGATCATCCCACTCGCACGACCGCATATCATTCACGCAGTACATCACCACGCCGAACACCTCGATCCCTTCTTCCGAGTCTTCGTTACCGAGCTCAGTTTCCCGGCCGGAGCCATCGAGAAACTCAAGCGCGCGATACGGGTAAAGTCGAAGCCGGCGCAGCACATGCGCGCCTTCCTCCGCAGCAACGATAATGCTGCCGTGCACCGGTGTCGCCGACGAATCGACAACAAGCAACGCGTCAGCGTGGATACCGACCGCCATCGCCTGGCCGGCGGCGCGGAGCAGATAAGTAGCGCTCGGCTTTGAAATGCAGATCTCGTCAAGGCTCAAGCGGCACTCAACGTAGTCTGCTGCCGGGCTGGCAAATTTTGGCATCATTCCCATGGTTTTTACCTCACAACAAATACTGTATACATACACAGTATAAGCGTAAAAAAGAACCGATGTGAAGTTCGTTTCACCGCAGAAATGATAGATCGCTGATCGATAAAGGAAGAAAGTATACGCCGGATTGTCTCCGGCGTGTTTTCCTGCTTTATGCTGTGGCTTCTTCTTCCGTTCCTGGTTCATCGACCACCGGCATCTCAACACGCAGATCCACCCAGCGCCCCTCAGGAATGTCGATCGGCATCCCTTCGTCATAGCCCAGAATGTCATTGCGGGCGAACGCTGGCGCCGCCAGGTGTGTGCGGTGGTAGGTTTTGATCAGCAGGTCGCCGGTCGGCTCTACCTCGTAATCAACCCAGATCAGCGGCTGCTTGTTGCGGTCGAGCGGAACTTCGATACCACCATCCGGGCCGCCCCATTGCGCATCGGCATTAAACCCGAGCGTGCCGGAAACCCGGTAAACCCCCTCGCTTACGCGCTCAGTGGTCACACCCTGGCTTTCGTCGTTGAGTTCACAGGTACCATCACGGAATAGCTTCACGATCGGGGATGCCTTCTTGATGAAGCCGTTGGCGTCAACTGTAGTGTTTATTTCACTCCACACACGATTCCATAAAATTGTTTTATTCGTAACGACATTTGATGATCCTACCCATAGTCCTCGACCAGACGTAATTGCAAGATAACCACAACTAGGACCACCATCCATAGGCATTGTTATGCACGACCCCAGCGTAGCCCCAGGAACATTTATAGATGCCGAATTAAATCGGTTAATTGAAGATAAGTTTTCAACTGAAAACAAATCATCTTTGTGTTGAGGCCCTCTGCCAAATCCATTCAATGAGGCGCTTGCAACGACATTATAATCTGGCATTGACTCTTTAGCATTCCAGGTCGGAATTTTATACTCAATGAAACCCATTGTACCGACTGGGTCACTAGCCGCTTTCTGTAATAAAATATTAACTTTAGCCAGTTGCCCCGGACTACGAGAATCAACCGTCATATACGTAGCAGCAGTTACAAAACTGTTGAGCTGAATATATATATCAAATGTGTTTCTTGGGTTTTCCATCATCGCAGCATTCACCACCATAGGACGAGACCCCGTCGTGAACATTGTCAGTGATGCTGCACCTGCAATATTCGTATTTACTGCCCGGTTGCCATAACGGAATATTAGTCGCTGATGTCCGGCTTGCTCCGCATTGCCGTTGTAACCTGCTGCACCATGAAATTCAAAAACAATGGTATCCCCATGCTGATCGGTTGTCACCGTACCAAGTCGATACCAACCCGTACCGGCCGCTTGCGTTGGCATTGCGTAGTGGGTTTTACTCCACAGCGTAGACACAATTCTATCGTCGATGCTACTGGCTAATTGGTCGGCGATCTTTGCTGCATTGTTTTCACTGGATTTAGCCGCCGCAGCCGAATCGGCTGATTCTTTCCTCATCGTCTCGACCGTTTTGACAATCGCCGGAGTCAACTCATCTTCACCTGGTGTGATAAGGAAATCGTTTAGTGTTCCATCCGTCGAATCAGGATATACACGAATTTCACCAATTTTCCCCAGAGTGGATACCAAGACTTCATATTCGCCGGGGAAAACCTGCATTGAATACTTGCCATCGGCTGCGGTAATGGCTGCTGATGAATTGCTAACCAAAACGCGCGCACTAGTCTCCTTTGCGCGCATGGTAATAATTACGTTTGGCTGCGGATCTCCGTAAGGCCCGCGTAGGATATCGCTAATCAAAGCCATTATTTAACCCTCCTTTCTATTTAGCCTTAATACTTTTTATTTCTTCCTCAAGCCGCTCTACTTTTTCCATTAACGCAAGAATCGCTTCGTGATGTAGCCCTGCAGAGATCCCGTTATTGTCAGGGGCGAGAACACCCTTCACGACAGTGCCGTCTCTCATTTCCATATCTTCTGTGACGATAACCAGTTCAGGGAAAACCTGCTGGACTTCTTGGGCAATGAACCCCGCGCCAGGGTTGCCGTTCCATTTCAGGTTCCATGTGTAGCCATGAAACTGCTTCATTTTCTCAAGAGGATTTTCAATCAGGCGGATATTATCTTTGATTCGCGCATCAGATTTCTCAATCCACCGACCATTTGCAGCATAGGCATTCCCATCAGATGACATTGAAAATGCCACTACCAGCCCGCCAGTTGCATTTGCGATACGGTATCTGAACCCCCCAGTTCCCTGCCCTCGATTGTTGACGAATTCACTGACGCCATTGGAACCATCCCAGCCTATCGCCGTGCACGCATTCGATATGATGCTTCCCGCTCCCTGAATTCGTACTGCACTGGTAATCAGCCCGCCGGTTTTGTTGTTGATGGTTCCCAGCCTCACATCATCACCAGCGGCAATAGTCCCTGATGTTGTGCCGATGTTTTTGGTCGCAGAGTTGCCAAGGCCAAGATTTGCGCGTGCAGTAGCAGCGTCTTTTGCTCCCGTACCTCCCTGCGCAACGGTGATTGCGGTGCTCAGCGCCTTCAACTGGGTTATATCGTTGTTTACACCTTTCCCGGCTTTACTTTCCAATGCCGTAGTAAAGCTATTCCAGGCTGGGCCGGTATAGGTACTGCCGTCAGGTAACGTCACCGTAATGTTTCCGGTGCCGCTGAATACCTGTTGCCAGTTCTTCTTATCCAGCAGCAGTCCGCGCATCGCCTCTGTTGTATAGGCATGCGTCTGCGCCGTAATCGTGACCATCGCCCCATAGGGGATTGGTGTCCATGCCAAACCGCCGGCAGATGGTCCGTCAAAATTACGCACCAGAGTAAGCTCCGTGTTCGATTCCACCGACTTAACACCGAGGGTATAAACGGTCTGGCCAACTGTTACCACAATGAAGTCGTTGGCCTTGAGTTCTGTGCTGAACGCAGTACCGCTACCGGTGACCGCCGCAGAGTTGTTTTTAAGGGTTATCGTGCCTGCTGGCATTGTGTTCTCCTGAATTTTTGCAACAAAAAACCCGGCGCAGTGGCCGGGTTGCTTGGTGTTGAGTGACTTTTATTTATCGCAGGTCGTGCGAGTGAAGTTGGTTTTGTTAACCCAACGCCAACCGAACGGTCCACCAGCTCTATATTGTGTCTGTTCAACCTGCTTGCGAACGCCATAGATAGGAACTGATGTCTCCTGCCCAGCGATAATGGCCGTCCCATAGCAAATAGGTTCTTGCTTTTCCAAAATTCCTGCGCAGCCAGTGATAGATGCTGAAACCAATAATAAAACAGCTAACCTTTTCATCCCTTTATTATCTCCCTTGCTGTGATATCCATATCCTATCATCGATAGCCTTGACTAACGATCGTTTGCAACGATCAATATCATCAAAATCAATTGGCATTGTCGATCATATAGGCAATCAAAAGCCAGATACATCTATTACGTACACTGAATCCTTTGTGTTGTAATAAGTTATATTGTGCGCTTCACCGCCGGGAGTGTCCCATGCGCCGGAATACACTGATGTATTGCTTCCATCAAAAGCTGAAAAGCTCGATATTGGTTGCTGGAACGGCCTTGGTTGTTGATGACCAATAACAGCCGTAATGTAACCTGTAGTGGCTGGTATTATCGCCCATCTGCCCGCCAAGGTTTCTCTCACATTGTAGCCGGCTCCATCGCTCCCAGGCTCACCAAGCCGCCGCGGCGCAGGCATAACTTTAGTTTCATTTGTTTGAATGCATCTGCCCTGCGCATCAAATATGTTAATTCCAAATTTCACCGCTGGTTGAAATTGTGTCGAGAAAGCGTAAACATCTATAGCATATGGACCATTGCCAATTATTAACTTAGATGTGACAGATGCCCCACCACTCGCAGATCTGGATACAGAGGCGATAACTCCGTTTGTATTTGCCACCATTGCCAAAACAACTGGCTTAGTAAAATCAACATCGAGCTGATCATTTCCTGCTCCAGCGCGATCTATACGATATTTTTTAACCAAGCTCATCGGCGTGCTATCTGGCGTTGCCCACGGCACCCCATCGTTATCTACAAATAACGCTCCCCATGACATAATTATACCTTCACAAGATAAATGATAACCCAACCAGAGTATGCAGGGGCAGTACCACCGCCCCAGACACCATTTGCATCAAACATTTCTATGGTGTTATTGCTAATAACTCTTAGCCCTCTCCTTTCTTGAGTAAAACCTATCCCATCTTGAAGGCTCATAAAGTCTATTTTGTACCCACTTGGGACATTGAAATTCCAGCTACCAGATTTTTGATTTTGCTCAACTCTAATTGTCCCAATTGTGAAAACCTTAACAATGCCTGTATTATTCGGATTGCCGTTCGTATCCCACGTTTGAAAACCCCACGCCACAAGTTCTCCTTAATATTCGCCTATAGCTACACGCAGCACTCCATTGCCATCATATAGCCTGATTGAATTATTTCTTTGGATCATTCTTCCGCCGCTACCCGTCCCGTTATTTTCAAAGATGCCACTCTTATCAAGCCTCCATCCTTGCCTTCCAGCAACATAATCATTCGACTGGATATAATCGCCAATCATCGCGTTTTCTATCCAACCCTTGCCGATAAAGCCCTGACTGATAAGCACCTGTCCATCCTTGATAATGAACGGGGAGTAATAGCTGCCGCTGCTACCGCTTATAACCACGAACTGGTTGGCATTGACGGCAACGCGCGTGTCAACCTGCGTGCCGTTGACGGTCACGGCCACCGCCAGGCCGGCGTCGTAATTCGTTCCGTTGTACTTAACACCGGTTTTCAACGTCCAGATCGCCGAAGGGCCGGAAGCGTCTGCGTAAGCCGTCATTTTCTCCTGTATGGCGGCTTCCTGATCGTTGAATTTGGCAGTGACGTCGGTTTCCAGCTGAGCAACTGAGCTTTGAGCATCAGCGGCCACCTTCTGTGCCTGGATTATCCCGGCCCGGTTTTCGCCATAGTTCGCCCATTGTTGGTTAGCGGTGCCGTATTCCGCCAACACGCTTTGCAAAATAGCCTCTGGGCTGGTTTTCAGCGGCTCCAGCAGCGCCTTGCCGTCCTCGGAATTGAGGTAGTCATCAACCACCGAGCCGATCAGGTCGTCGGCATCTACATTCGACATACCCGCAACAAACGGCGTCCAATCCCCCTTATTCCCGATCCGGTCAACCAGCCGCGCACGGTACCAACGGCGCACGCCCGCCGGCATAGGGCCGTGCTGATAGCTCACCCCAGGATAGGGAACGTTCGCCAGTAACAGAGGGTTCTGACCGTCTGCGGTAGTTGCCTGCTCGATCTCAGTGTAGGCTGTATCACCGGCGCCGGAGGGAAAGCCCCAGGTGATATCAATGGCCCATACGACATTATCACTGGCCATGAGGTTCACCGGCGTGCCGGGTTTACCCACCTTACCGCTGAGCGTGGTCGAGTCGGCATAACCCCAAGGCGATGACACGTCGACCGCATTCACGGCGCGCACGCGGACATCGTACACCCCGGCGTAGATCCCCTGAACGGTAAACCCCTGCGCGCTGGTGCGCCCGATGTTTACCCAGTCCCCCTTATCCTTGCGCCACTGTGCCAGATAGTCGATGGCGCCCTCCACGCGCTCCCAGGTCACCTGCATGGATGCTACCGTCAGCCCCTGCGCCTGATGGTCAACTTCGGTGATAGCGATTCCCTTCGGCGCCGGCATGACGTTTGGCGGCGTGACTGAGATCGGCGGCGGGTCTATACGCACGCCGTCATCGATATAGCGGTACTTGTTGGGGTCATGTTGCACCCCGGCGATCGTGAATGTGCCGTCATCGTTTGCTGAAATAGACGTAACGCGAAAATACTGGATCGCCAGCTTGTCACTGTCGATGCACCACACTGCCCCCGGCACAGGTGTTTGCCGATAAGCCGTTGAGACTGTCAGCGTCTTTTTGTCGGCGCTAATAGCGCTGATTGTGCGGCTCTGCGCGGTGCCATCTGGCAGGTTCACCACCAGGCGGTCGCCAACAGCATAGTTTGCCGGACGGTCAACGGTAATATTCCGGCCGCCGACCTGGCTGATACGGCCACCATTCTCCCGGCCCGCACGGAAAGGATCGGCCACACCGATGATTTCCGCCGGCAGCGGGATGTAACCATCCAGCCCCACGTTAAAGGAAATCGATCCGTCTTTGGCATTGGACAAAATAGCCCACCGGCCGCGGCGGTGCGCTTCGCTCTGCGAGGTGCAACCGATCGCCGTCAGCTGCATCTGATTCACGCGGTAGCGCTCGACTAGCTCCGAATCATAGACACCTTCGATGGTGTCCGAGTAGTGGTTAAGCGGATCTGACCAAGACACCTGGCACGAGCTGAACCGGTTTTTATACGAACCACCGGCATAGGTGAATACGCCATCAACCACGTTTGAAACGTGATACACGTAATCGACGTCGCTTTGCGGCACATCCGCGTTCACGTAGATCTGATCGTTACCCCAAAAGGTGATGCCGCGGAACACTGCGGCCAGGTCGCGGAGTACCGTATAAGCGTCCTGCTGGTTCTGAATGAACACGTTGCAGGTAAAGCGCGGCTCTTTCCCGCCGGCGCCGTTAGACACCATTTCATCGCAGTATGCGGCGATGCTGTATAGCTGCCATTTATCGATCATGCTGGCATCAACGCGCCCGCCCATGCCGTAAATTTCATCCAGCACCAGATCGTAAAAAATCCAGGCCGGATTATTGCTGTAGGCCAGCTTAAAATTACCGGTCCACGTCCCGCTATAGGTTCTCGTGACCGGGTTGTAGTTGTCCGGCACGCGGATCAACTTGCCTTTCGGCTTGCAGGTCGTTTTCGGCACGCTGCCGTTAAACTGGCTGGAATCGAGCTCGATATACAGCAGCGCCGTATTGGGGTAACGCATCTTACTGTCGATAACCTCAGCAAAAGAGAACACTTTGAAGGCATTGATCAGTTTGCTGGACGTCGAATCAGGCGTAATGCGGCGCACCCGGATAGACCAACCAGACGTTGCCCGCGGTAGGTCGATGCGGTGATCACGCTGATAGTCTGAGGTGGTCTTGCCATCAAATTTCCCATCAACGACGGTTTGGTAGGCGCTGCCGTCTGTTGAGAGATCGATAGCATATTGCGTGACCGTCCCGACCATGTCGCCGTTGTCTTTGTACTGGTACTGGATAGGCAGGCTGAGCTTGATGCGCACCGCATCGATCGTCAGATTGGAGAACTGCCGCACCCACGGTGACGCGGCTTTAACTTCAATATTCGCCGAAATCTCGTTGTCGATCTCCGGCATGCCCTGGATATAGGTCTGGTCCTGCGTCCCTTTGCGATACTCCCACTTCACGTTTGAAAAGTTGTAATTGCCGGCATCATCCGCCAGCGGGGTATTGTTCAGGAAAATTTGCTGCGCCGTGAGATCGCCCTGGATTTCTCCTTCCGATAACGCAATCACCATTTTCAGTTTGGCGACCGACAGCAGATCGTCAGCCTGCTCTACCGGAGTGTGTGGGCTTCCACCGCCACCTTTGCGGCCACTGATGACCGTTTGCCCTTCAAGTAGTCTCATTTTTCACCCATAAAAAAAGCTGCCCGGAGGCAGCCATAAACCGTTTAACAAGCAGTTACTGCTGGTCGCTTGAGAAAATGCCGGCGCTGATGATAGCCCCGCCGATCTCCCGTTCGCCGTAAAGCACCGGTACCGGGTACCCCATCGCCACGGTATTCACCGGCGCGCCGAAAGCGTAATTTGGTTTGTTGTCGGTGCTCGAGGAAGCACCAACGTTCATGCTGGGCTGAGGCGTAAGCAACTGCACCACACCGCCCAGCATCATACTCAGGCCGACGCCCGTCAAAATTGACGTGGCTGATATCGTCGTGGCCGTCATTGCCGCACCCCAGGCAGCCATAGACATACCTGCAGTGAAGAACGCGGCCACCAATGCCACAGCACCGATCACCACCTGCAGCACACCGCCACGCTTGGCGCCCTCGATTATCGGCATGATCACGAATTCATTGGCGCCTTTGGCCATGTCGAATTCTTCGATGCCGATATTTTCCCGCCCGCTAAAAAAAGCAAAGCGGATCCCGTCGATGTGAGCCGTGGACATGTATTTTTTAAAGCCTGGGATGGTGGCGCACATTGCGCGCAGCGCTTCGCGCAAATCCGCGACCGCATACTCATGATGCCGGCCGAACTTTTTACCCATTGCTCCCTTGAGCGTGATTTTTTTAAGCATCCAATAGCTCCTTGTGTCGAACCACCCGCACGGTGCGATCACGGTAATATTTCCCGTACGGTACCCGCGCCGACAGGTTCCCGAAGTTGTGGTGCAGGATGGTGTTGTCGCCGAGGTAAATCGCCGCATGGTTGGTTACCGGCGCGCTGATCTGCATCATCACCATGTCGCCGGGTTGGATAGCATCGGACGACACTTCGACAAAGCCCTCTGCCTGCCAGTTGTCGTCATAGATGTTTTCTTTCCCATCGATCCACCATTCGCGCGGCACCGAATAATTTTTCAAGAGGATGCCGTGATGCTGGCGGTAATAATCCATGATGAGCGTCCAGCAGTCGGCATAACCCAGCACCCAGCGCCGGCCAACCAGCGCGCGTTCGCCCCGCGGCGAGATTGTGCAAAAGTCACCGTCCGGCCAGGACATGATCCCCCACTCCACGCCGGAATGGTCGCACTGGATGCGGTCGAACTCCGAGGGAATGAGCTGCACAACATCAGGGTGAGAGTGAACCACCATGATCACCTCGCCCAATTCTTCGGCAGCAGCATAGTCAAGCGGGCAAAGCGTGAAATAGTCCGTCGGCTTGTCGGCAATGTTTTTACAGGGGATATACCGCTGCTGCTTTCCCGTCTCGATGATCACCCCGCAGGCCTCGTTCGGATATTCAGCGGCCACATGTTGCCGGATGGCCGTCAGTAATTTTTCTCGCATCGTTATTTCCCCTGCAGGTTCGCCGCCAGGAAGCCCCCGTAAGGCAGCGGATTGCCTTTACCGTGGCGTTCCTCACAATCAGGCCGGCGGCCGCCGCAAACATCCTGCGCAGGATCGTCCGTTGGAGTGCCGTCTTTCTTGAAATAACGATTGCCGTTGTAGTCGCACCCGGTACCGGTGCGATACCAGCCGCGCATGCACCAGGTGCAAACCGGTGTGATCTGCCGGGTCGGCAGCTGCAGGTTCTGGATATCGAACGGGGTACATAACTCAAAGTCGATCTGGGCGCGCGTCTCGGCCTTTTTGGCGTTGATGTAGAAAAGCTGCACTCGTTCTTCGGTCGGCATAGCGCTGGGGTTGCCGGCTTTCCAGTTGGCAGCATCGAGATATTTCGCCATCGTCGTTCGAATACGCACCTTCGCCTGAACCATATCGTCGTAAGCCAGGCATAGGGACGTCACATAGTTTCCGATGTTGCCAATCGACAGCGTCGGCGTTGGCTGCGCTCCGGTGCTCGTCAACTCTGCGCCTTTAAATTCATACGGGTGAGGGTCGTATTCGTTGCCCTGCCAGATGATCGATGGCATGTTCTCGGCGGCGAACGATGCCCAGCCGTCAGCCGGTATATTGTGCGCATGGAAGCGCAGCACGCGGTCCATACCAAACGCCGTGCCGTCAACTTCAACCAGCTGGATTAGCTGCCCTGGCTCCAGCGACTGTAGATCCTGCGTTAAACTCATGGTGCAAAGGCCTCTTCAAAGGTGAATGACAAGGTGATCACCTCAGCGGCGAGAAACGTCGAGGAAATCGAATCCGCTTTCACCCGATAGAGCTTTTTCTCACCCCAGGGGTTTACCCAGAAAAACGATGTGATGACGTGTTTTTGCAAGAACGCTCGGATCGGCGCCACGTTGGATTTTGTGTCGGTAAGGCTCAACGTCCACGATTGAGCTGTGGCATTCAGGCCGCTGCTGGCCACCTGCTTATAGCCATCGCCAAACTGAACGGCGATCACGCTCATATTCTCCGCGCCTGTCGGCTGCGCCTGCGTTCGCCAGGTAAAGGTATCAACCGCCATTTTTCCCCCATAAAAAAGCCAGCGTTGCGGCTGGCCATTTATCTGCGTCCTGTATATAACAATCCCCCCGGCGACATCTCGCGCTTCAGGCGATCGGTGATTTCGGTCTGGACAATCCCCTGCAGCTGCCGGGCTGTGTTCGCGGTATTCGCTGCGCTGACGTCGCCGCCGTTGCTGCTCTCCTGCGTGATGGTGACCGGCGCATGAACAACGATCGAATTGCCTCCCGCCGCCGTGAGCCCGTGCATTGGCGCGTTACCAACATAGCCGCCGTCCGCGTAACCCTGGGCGCTGTGCATCATGGCGTACAAATTGCCAACACCAATATTGCGCGTCGCCTCTTTGGTGAACACAAATTCACCGCCGTGCACGATGCCTTTCGGCTCGTACTTGCCGCCGTCGCCGGTGTAACCGCCGTCGTAATGTAGCCCCATCGGGACTGCGCCGGGGTTATTGCCGCCAGAAGATGATAGAGAGCCGGTTACCCATCCCATTGCAGCCTGGACTGCATATGCCACCAGTAATTTGTTGATGATCTCAACGATCATTTTCAAAATTGAAGCGGTGAATTCCTTGAATGAGGCTTTCCCGGTTGTGACGAGACTGGTAAGCATGTCAGAAATACCGCCCAGTGCGCTCTGAGCCACGCTGGAAACTGATCCGTAGACGTTCTCTGCGGCTTGCTGGTATTCATTCAGACCGTTGATAGCGCCGGCGCGCCAATTTTTATCCAGTGCATCACGCTGCTTGTACGTTTCCTCCAATGTCGCCAAGGCGTCTTTTTGGGCGGTAGGGTTTTCTGCATACTCGGTAGTGATCCGGTCTCTTTCGGATTGCCGCTGAGAATCGCGGGAAGTGCCACCTTTGGCGAGAAAAGCAATCTCGGCACGTTTCGCTTGCTGCTGCCGATCAAACTTCTGCGAGGCATCCAACAGCTTGTTAAGCCGCTCCTGCTTGGCGATCTCGTCGCCGAGAACAGCCAGCCGTTCCTTTTGCGCCAGCACGCTATCTTTGCTGGATAACAGAGACTGCTCTTGCGCAGTCAGCTTCCGTTTGTCGGCTGCCTGCTCCAGTACGGCAAATTTCGCCTGCTCCGCCCACAAATCCTTGCGCTGTTGGCTAATGGTGTCATTGATGCTGCGGTGGTCCTGCAGCACTTTGAGCTGTGCCTGGAGCGCCAACAAATCGGCCTGCGCTTTTTCGTCGGCGAGATCGCCCGCAGGCGCCCGGTACTGGGGGCCTTTTTTCGTCGCAGATGGTTTGTTATCAGCATTAATTTGAGCAACAGCGAGCTTGCGATCTTTATCTGACCAATCCTTGGGTGCCTTAGCCACCATCTGCCACAATTCAGTTAAAGCGGCAGTGCGTTTTTGTTGCCAGGACTGATTTTTGGATAAAATTTCGTTCTGATACTGAAGGGATTTAGTTCGGCCTTCGTCGGCTTCTTTGGCTTTATTGACAGAGTCGACATAACCTTGTTGCGACTTAATTACGAACTCAAGCTCTTTTTTCTGCTGTAATAACTTGTCCAACCCCTCCTGATTTGAGTACCAGCCACCGGATTTTTTTCTGTCCTCATAAATCTGGTTTATGGTTTTATTTACTTGCTCAAGTTGGTAAGCCTCCGTCATTGGCCTTCCAACGTTCATTGCGGCATCCCAAAATTCATTCCAACGATTTGTGGCTGATTTTATGGCTGCTTCAATGAAACCAAGATTGTCTATAACTTGTTTGCTGCGCTGCCTTTCCGCCTCGCTATATGCTTTCGCGGCCGCTTCACCAGCAGCTTCTTTATAACCTCGCTTTTCCAGTGAGGAAATGTACTCATATTGAGCCGAGGTTAAATAATGCAGCTGGTTATTTAACTCTTCCGATGCTTTAGTCGGGCTATCATATAGTTTTTGGAAGTTCTTTATGGTTGCTTCTACAGATTGCCCCGTGGCCTCTTGCATGGCCGCTGCGGCTCTCGCTACGGTCTCAAGCTGATTGGATTTAAAAGCCCCAGAACCAACGACCTGAGCGAGAACGCCTGCTGCTGCATGCTGTGTGATGCCATCCCCGGACATGGCTTTAGCCATATCTTGTAATTGGGCAGATGTTTTACCTGCATAGTTACCGGTTAAAATTAGCTGTTTGTTGAACTCTACAGCCTCTTGATAACCTTGATACCAGGCCTTGCCGAGTCCATAAACGGCTGCTGCAATCCCCCCCAGCACGCCAGCGATACCGAGCCCGCGCAGCGTCATCATCTGCTCTATCAGCCCAGACCGATTCGCCAGGGTGATGCTGGAGCCGCGCAAGGCGCCCAGGTTCCCGCGCGCCAGCTCTCCGAGCATAACGCCCAGCTCCCGGCGGGCGGCCGACGTCTGCAAACTGAATTTATGCGTGGCCTCGCCAGCGGTGGAGAGCTTTTTGATGTAGATGTCCGCTGCGGAACCAACGCCCAGCTGCGCGGCTCGGTAGCGCAGCAGCTCTTCCCGCGAAAGGCTCTGCGTCGCCACCTGGTCTTTCAGCTTTTGGATGAAGATCGATTTGGCGGCCGCCGATGCCTCTTCGGCTTTGGTCAGCTCGCGCATCTTTTCCGCGGCGTGGCTGGTGAGCGTCAGATAGTCGTTTTGCGTGATGTTGCCGGCGGCGCGGGCGGCGCGCACCTGCGACTGAATGGCGCGCAATTCCTGCGTGCCGATGCCGAGCTGCTTGATCCGGTCAATCTGGCGGAAGTAGGATTCGGTAAGTTGGTCCTGCGCCCGGCCCGATGCCGTCGCCGTGGTCTGGGTCTCGCGCAGGCGGCGGCTGTATTCCGCTACCCGTTTGTGCGTTTCCTCGACCTCGTGCGCCACCTCTTTCGATACCTTGGCCGTCTCTTTGCCCGAGGCATTAAAACCGTCAGCTGCGCCGGCGGCACCTGCAGCGGTTTTCTGGAATTTATCCAGCTCGCTGTTGCCGCGCTGCAGGTCGCCGGTATCGACGCGCAGGGAGATCGATGCAATGTCTGTCATGCGGGGCTCCGTGCAGTAAAAAGCCCGCGCGGCGGGCCATTATTTTTTATGGATGGTGGCAAGCGCGGCGGCTTCCATCACCCTGATATCCGTTAACGCGGTTGCCTCATCGTCGACGCCGTGTAATTTCATCACCCAGGGCAGGCAGTTGTAATCCAGCCCGGTGACGCCGCCCATACCGGTACGCCATTGCGTCGCCATTGCCCGGAACACCTCGAACACTGGCCACACATCAGGGAGCACGTCGATCGGCTCCCCTTTGACGTCCTCGGGCGTAAACCCAAATGCGGCCAGTTCTTCCGGCAACGGGTCAGGCGTATAGAACGCCGAGGCAACCGCTGTTAGTTTTTTTCACGGATCGCCATCAGCTCGCGGGTGTAGGTCATGGCGATGGAGTCGAACGCACGCGGGTAGTTTTCCAGCAGCACCAGCACGTTCTCGCTGTTGAACTCGTCAGGCAGCGCCCAGCCGGCGGCGATTTCCTCGATGAATGCCA